ATACTGAGCATTAGGCCAGGGGCAATCCCGCCCCTGGCCTTCAACCTTCACGGAGATACAGACGATGGACACGGCTATCCAGGTTAGCCCCACCGTAAACCTCGATGAGGAGGGCACTGTGACACAAGTCATGGCAATGATTGGCGAACGCTTAGTCAGCCATACCCGACTTGCTTCACAGGTACAGCACTTGATTGAACAAGTCGCATCGCTTCAAGCCCGGACTGCTGAGCTTGAAGCCAAGGTCAAAGAGACTGAAGAGCGAGCCTTCCACGCCTCGGTGGAACGGGACGATGCTAAGCAAGCTCTCGACTCCGAAAAGCAAGACAACGCCAATCTTCGACTTGAGATTGAACACCTCCGAGCCTCTCAGATCGAGAGCAATCGGCAGCGAAGTGAACTTCAAGCCCGTTTTGATGCCTGCCAGAGAGAGCTTCGTGCAACGAAGCAAGACCTCGACTATTACCAGGAGCGCACTCGCCGGTACCGAGAGGATACCATCCCCGACTTGCAGAAGCAGGTCGACACTCACCGAGCTGACCTCACTACGCTGAGAAAGGAGCACAAGGAGAAATCAGACCAACTCGATCGTGTCAGGGAAATCCTTGGTTCCTTTCAGGTACAGCCTTCTATCATCGAGGAGCACCCCCGCCCTGAGGCTGTTACGGCTGAGCCTGAGGCTCCCGAGGTTCATGAGACTGTGATAGAGCAGGATAAGGAGCCTGCTCCTCCCGAGTCGGAGGCCACTCAGGCTAAGCCTTGGTGGCAAGACCGATAACAGGGAGGTGGGGAGGCCTCAGAGCCTCCCCAATCTATCATGGACAACAAACATGACACACTTAGAAGGCTTGCTTTGCAAGCGGCACACAACTCAACCATCCATCTTCAAGGCAATCCTCCGCCGCCTAAAGCTCGGGCTTTGGCCAAGGCTAAGGCTCAAGGGAAGGCACGAAGGATTAGGAGGATACATGCAGGCCGAACCCATTAACCCCGATAAGCCGGCCGAGGTAAGGGTCCTATCCTCCCACCTCTACCATATCAAGGAGGACACTCCTTGTGCTTGGTGCGGTAAGACAATCCCCAAGGGAAAGCCTTACCGCCGAATATCGTTCATGTGCGACGGAGATTTCAAAGTCGAGAAAGTTCACCTCGATTGCTTTCATGGATGGCGATAACAACAGCCCCTAGGCTCCGGCCTAGGGGCTTTTTTGTTGCCTATTTCACATTAAGGCGCGATAAGAGAATTTAATTCCACAAATCGAAAGTTATCCCTTGACATCCGCTCCCTAATGTGGTATAATAGTATATAATGAGGAGACTGGAACATGAAGTGGAAATCACGGTATAAAGAGCTTCTAGCTCTGGCACATAAGCATTTGGGTGATCGTAGATTGGCCCGATCATTCCCCGACTTGTCAGTCGAGCAACGAACGGCGCCAACGTCGGACCGAATAGCGAAGGTCATCAAATACCCCAAGCACTTCAACATGAACGTGGTTAACACGAAGGTGGACTCATGAGCACTCACTCCCCTACTCCATACCCCATACCAGACCATGCTGCGCATATCTGGACCCGTGGGGCAGAGCTGATCCTGCTCCTACCGCCGTCTAAAGGCAGGAAGGGCCACTCAGTCACCCTTCCAAACACTCCAAAGGGCCTAGCCTCGGTTCTTCTAATCCTCAGGGAGCGAGAGAACTCCAACGATAGAAGGATTGGAACCAAGGCCGCACCGGTCCAACACACCATTGATGCTTGGCTTGAGTCCGCTACCACGGATTTCCTCAAGACCAAGAAGGCCAAAGACCAATTCTCCGACGAACAAAAGGCCAAGGCCAAGGACATCGTTAGCAAGCTGCTGAAGGGTGACCTATGAACGAGCTTCGAGAGACAATCGCAAAGCTACACGAGTCCAACGACGCTGATATAGCGTTTATTGTCGCCGCCACGATCAACCTCTACGCCGATTCAATGCGGCGGCGGGCGGGGCGGATTTTATTCGGACCTTCTGACGTTCGCATTCTCCTCGAGATGATCGTGAAGCTTATCACCGTCGCAGATATTAGCCAGGATTACGCAAAGACCCCAGCACGTAGCCATTCCCCGAACAGAACCGAGGAGAAACTTCTAATCGACCCGGTTAAGTTCGAAGAAGCACTAACGGAGAAGAAGTGATGGACATCGCAGCTTGGCCTTGTGGCGACGGATTTGTGATCCGAATACGAGGGACGGAATGCTACTGCGATCCACACGAGATGGAATGCCTTCGACGCTGCATTGGCGACGCCCAATTCGGCATCTATGCCGGTGGCGAGGGGCATCTGGAGCTTAAGATGGAGCATATCCGCCACCAACAAGTCGTAAGGGAGCTTCCCCAAGAGGGATCGCTGCTCGAACGGCTTGGACTAATCCCTAAGCGAGAGCCTCTGGTAAGGAGGATTTAATGGTAACAAAGCAATGTGCACTCACTGCCTATGACCTCTCCGCCCTAATCCAGCAGAGGGCGATTCGGATCAGCATGCGAGCCCGGGGGGACTACGGTCACTACGGTCGGAACGAACTAATACTCAAACTCCGTCAAGACCTCTACGCCCTTACGGAGTACGTGGAGAAATACTGTGCATTGGTCGAGGTGGAGGCAATAGATGACTAATCTCCCCCTTCCAGGAGAGGTCTTCTCCAAGATGACCCATCACCTTCGAGAAGCCCAAGGCTGTGCGGCAATGCTTGCCCACCTTGAACGTGACAACCATCCAGCCCTAGCCAAGGGCTGGCTTAACATCGAGGACCTTCTCAAGCGAGTAGTTACCAACATTCTTCAGATGAAAACGGGGAGGATGCATTGAGCAGCGGAGACATAGACGACCGTTTAGGCCCACCCGGAAAGGTCGACGACCTTCGAAAGACCTCACAAGGCTTCGATTTGTATATGAGTTCAATCGACTCTATCCCAATCAAGCGAGCAGGGGTCCCATATGGAGCGGGAATTTCTACTGATGGGCGGACTTGTTACGTTGACGATAGGCTTGTTCTTATCCTTAATGGGGTGGATGTTAGTCCGGCTCTTCGGACTCACGAGTGTGTTGAATGGGCTTTACGTGAGTACTTTGACATTGGCTGGGACTATCATAGCGACCCTTCCGGTCATCGTCTGGCTAATCGAGCGGAATATGAGGAAGTAGGCCGGCTCTTCCCCGACCAAGACCCCGATGACGCTTGGGAGGCCTACGACGACTTTGTCGATCCACAAATCCGAAACATTGAGCATGAAGATGTGACGAACGTCCCTAAAGACCTGGCCCTCTACCCCTATGAACACACCGCAATTTTCCGTAGAATAAAGGAGGCTCAACGTGGAACCAACTGAGGAACAAGCTGCAATTCTGCAAGGCGTTGCCATGACAGGGGATAACATACAAGTTCGGAGCTTTGCTGGCACTGGTAAGACAACGATGCTGAGAATGATTGATAGCGTCCTACCCCCCGGCCCGGTTATATATCTGGCCTTCTCAAGGGATGTTGTCAAGGAGATGGAGGAAGGGCAGAAGAATGGCACCGGCTTCCGCACCACGACTACCCCCCGTACACTCAATTCACTTGGTCATCGAGTATGGGCCAAGACGGTTTCCTCGATTACTCTGGATACAAAGAAAACCTCAACCCTCTTCAGGGAATGCCTTGAGGACCGGCCTAAAGACTATCAAACGGAAGCCTGGGACGTATACTCGGAGGTATCAACAGCCGTTGGAATGGCGAAGGCTCTTGGGTATATTCCCGAGGGCAAGTTCACCCACGTTAGGCCCTTGTGCGATCAAGACACCCTAGTCTCGAGACTTGATGAACAACCTTCTGATCTCGTCCTCGAACTCCTCGATGACGTGCTGACGCTTTCAATCAAGGCCGCATACAAGGGCTTCATCGATTACAACGACCAAGTCTACATGCCGGCCGTATTCGGCGGAACCTTCCCACAATACCCAACCGTTCTAATCGACGAGGAGCAAGACCTTAACCCAGTCAACCACCGAATGCTTGACAAGCTAGCCAAAGGTCGACTGATCGGCTGCGGCGACCCCTTCCAATCCATCTACGGCTTCCGTGGAGCGGTTCAATCGGGAATGGAGAAACTCAAAGAGAAGTTCTCGATGACCGAGTACGATCTAAGCGTCAGCTTCCGCTGCCCCCGGGCTATTGTTGAAAACGCCCGTTGGAGAGTTCCACATTACAAATGGATAAAGGAGGGAGGCCTTGTCTCTCAGCTACCAAGACTTGATGGAAGCGACATACCTGAGTATGCTGCGGTCATTTGTCGGAACAACGCCCCACTCTTCCGACTGGCCTTCGATCTTATATCTCATGGAAGGTCTGTGTCAGTGGCAGGATCAGATATTGGACCAAAGCTCATCGCTACGCTTAAGCGCTTGGGGGATGATGATCTGCCACGATCCTCAGTTCTCACTGAGATCGACCTCTGGCTCGAAAGCAAGCTACGTAAGGGTTCGATTACCGCTAACGACATGGCTGAGGCGATGCGAGTGTTCGCTGGCTATGGGGAAACGCTTGGTCAGGCTATCTCTTATGCTGAGTATCTCTTCGAACAGCAAGGGGCGATCAAGCTTCTCACTGGCCACAAGTCGAAGGGCTTGGAGTTCGACACGGTTTACTTCCTCGACCCACAGCTGATTAAGAACGACACGGAACAGGAACTAAACCTTCGCTATGTAATCCAAACCAGAGCAAAGGACAAGCTCTATGAGATCAACAGCGCAGATATCATATGGAGTGATTGATGGCAACCTCCACATCTCGCCTTGCCTATGCTGACTGTCATGATCAGATGGATAGGGCCTTGGCAGATGGAAAAGGTATTCGTATTACGTTCACGGGCCGGTCCGATGACGAGGCCTTTGGGCTGGCCTACAGGTTCCGCCTTCGATGCCACTCAGCAAGGAAGATGGACAGAAAAGCGAACCAAGCGATCTACGCAAGCGATGAACCACTCTATGGAGTCAGCGTCTATGATAAGCTTGTACTCCGCGTAGTGAGAAATCCCCCGAACAAGGCCTGGGTCTACCTCGAAGTCAGCGAAGCTAAGGTTTACGAAGCCGAGAGCCTATCCGACCTCGAAAGCGAAGAGATAGCAATCGAGAAGGAGCCGGTGATAGAGAAAAAGCCCGTGATCGAGAAGCTCTGGAGGAGGATATAATGAGCGTCAGCTCAAAGAACCGTGTTGAACTCGCTGGGATATGGTACCAAGCTGCCGAGACCGAGGTAGGCATTGCACTAGAAACAGATGGAAATCCTAAGTCCCTGGCCACACAGCTCTATCAAGTCAAGGACGAGCTGGCTGATCCAGATCTAGACCTCCTATCCATCGTCTTACCCGGAACACAGGAGGTTTGGATTGTGAGAAAGGACAAACAATGAGCGTCGAGACAGACCTTCTAATGTCAAAGAACCCCCTAGACCTAACCGCCGAAGATGTGGAGGCGATCGTACTCGAAGAACGCAAAGCGAGATTGATGTGGGAAGGCGGAGTGAAGCCAAAGAAGGAGAAAGGGCCAACCATTGACATCTCCAGTGTGGTCCAGGCCTTGATCCCGAAGACAACCTCAACCGATCCCAAGGTAACCTCAACCGGCTTGAGGAGACGGATATGACCAAATGCCCCGTCTGCCACCTGGACATGTCTGTAAACATCTTCTCTTGTGAGAACGAACGTTGTCCGTACTGGAGAGTTTACTTCATGGACCCTGACGCTCCAGAGAAGCTCCACGCCCTGCTGAAGGAGTTCCTCGATGAGTGAGCAACACCAGATCGAACCCGAGCCCGCCCCAAGCCCATTCCTCCATGGGACCAACATCCAATTCGCTTGGGACTCAACCTCCCTTGGCTGGCTTAAGCGTTGTCCAAGGCTCTACGAATATGAAATGATCGAGGGCTGGAAGTCCAGGGGCGAGAGTATCCACCTTCGTTTCGGCATCGAGCTCCACCAAGCCCTCCAAGACTATGAACTCTTTCGCGAAATGGACCTAGACCACGACGAAGCCCTTCACAAGGTGGTTTGGGACCTGCTGAAGAGGATTTGGGGCTGGGACCCCAAGCCAACCACAAAGACAGAACGACTCAAGACCAAGACGAACCTAGTCCGTGCTGTGATCTGGTACCTCGACAAACACCCGAGGGAAAGGGACCCGGCAAAGACACATATCCTACCAAACGGTAAGCCAGCGGTCGAGCTTAGCTTTAGGTTTGCGCTGGATTGGGGACCAGCCACCCAGCAATGGGGCCGCACTGCACAAGTCCCACATCCTGAGCGGTTGCCTGAGATGCAGGCCTACATCCTCTGTGGCCACCTGGACAAGATCGTCGAATACAATGACGACCTCTTTGTCATGGATCATAAGACGACCACAACCGTACCGAGCGAGTTCTACTTCGATCAGTTCGACCCGGACAACCAAATGTCCCTCTACGCCTTGGCTGCCCAGGTCATTGCCTCTACCACAGTCAAGGGCGTCATCGTCGACGCCATCCAGGTCGCGGAAAACTTCAGCAGATCGACACGGAGCTTCACCTTCCGCAATGAGGAACGGATCGAGGAATGGCTCAACGACCTCGCCTACTATTTCCGGCAGGCGGAGGAGTTCGCCTTGCAGGGGTATTGGCCGCAGAACGACACAGCCTGTGACAAGTACGGCGGGTGCAAGTTCAGAGATGTATGCAAGAAGTCCCCACATATCAGGGAGCAGTTTTTGCTAGGGAACTTTACGAGGGGAGAGGTATGGAACCCCCTCATAACAAGGTAAGATACGTTATCGAGACGGAGGTGGTTGAGCTGTACAAAGACAGAAGAGAAAGATGGTTCGTTCGCTTCAAGGGAAGTTGGGAAGCCCTCTGTTTAGGCCGAGATGAACCTGATCTATGCATCGGAGACACGGTTAGAATAGCAATCGAAAGGGTGAAAGATGCCGACCTTAGCAAAACACCAGTCAAATGAATACACCAAGCTCCTCCTTATCGGGGACTCCAAGTCCGGTAAGACAGGGTCCCTTGTATCTCTCGTTAAAGCCGGATACAAACTCCGTATCCTTGACATGGACAACCTTCTAGACATTCTCAAGTACATGATCCAGAAGGACTGCCCGGACAAGATTGACACCGTAGAATTCCGCACCCTTCGTGACAAGCGGAAGATGACCGCAGCCGGGCCTATCATCGACGGCCCACCCAAGGCCTTCGTCGAAGCCATCCGCACCCTCGACTCCTGGAAGTACGTTGAAGACGGAGTCGCAGTCGACCTGGGCAAGCCCTGTGATTGGGGACCGGACTGTATCCTTGTCCTCGACTCCCTCTCTCGCTTCTGCGACGCCGCCTACGATTGGCGCGAACCGCTGACGCCTCGGGGGAAGAGCGGGGAATATGATCGACGGGCGACCTACGGTGATGCCCAGGACGCCGTTGAAAACGTCCTAGCTACGCTGACGTCGAAAGCCTTCCAAACCAACATCATCGTCATCGCCCACGTTCTCTATCAAGATCAACCCGACGGAACGAAGAAGGGATTTCCACAAGGCGTAGGGCAGAAGCTCTCACCCAAAATCCCTCAGTACTTTCCGTCCGTTGTCCTTTACAACAACATAGGAGGTAAGCGAACCCTGCAAACCAATTCCACTCCGCTCATTGACCTGAGCAATCCGAAGCCCTTCGCAATGCAGAAGTCGTATCCAATCGAGACAGGGCTGGCAGACTTCTTTGCCGTCCTGAGAGAACCCAAAGAGAAGATATTGAGGCGAGCATGACTGAAGAACCAATCCCCCTAACTGAAGAGGATCACGAAGAGGACCTTAAAGAGGAGTTACAAGATCGCATCCACACCCTACTCATGTACTCTGAAGTCTACCGGAACCTTAACGCAGGAGGAACTCGATACATTGAGAAATACACGCTAAGACAGCTAGCTGAACTGATCTCAACCATCATCAACCACATCTACACAAACGCAAAGGACTAAGTATCATGAACGAGAAACCCAACCTTAGCACTATCCTCGACCGTGTCCCCTCCCCGGATGACAAGCCCAAGCCACTCCCGGTCGGAGAGTACATCTTCTTCATCAAAGGGCTCCCGAATTTTGGCAAAAGCACAAAGAAGCAAACGGACTTCGTTGAATTTAATTGTGAGCCAATACAAGCCCTTACCGTTGATGAAGATGACCTTCAGTATGCCTTGACCCGGGGCGACGGCACGGTCAAGCCCCTGTCATCCGCTATGCGACGGCTGACCTTCTACATCACCGACGAAGCTGTATGGCGGCTCGACTCCTTCATGCTTAATGCGTTGAGGATTGAGCCCCAAGAAGATGACGAGGACAAGACTCGCAATCAGCTAATCCAGGAGACCCCTGGAAGGACGTTCATCGGCACAATCTCCCACGTCACCTCCGAGGACGGGACACAGCTCTACGCCAACATCTCGTCCTGGGCCCCGGTCAAGGACTAACTGAAACTAGGGGGTGGAGCACCTGGCTTCATCCCCTTTTTCTTGGAGGTAAACATGGCAATGGCAATGCCCGTATCAAGCAGTACCGGAGACTGGATTTGTTCTGGTTGTGGTAAGCTAATCAAGAAGAATGAGTATCATCAATGCAATCAAGACGGTATTAACCACCCCTTGCACTACAACTCCCATCCCACGGGCATCGAGTGCATCACTATCGTCGAGCACATGACCTTCAACTTGGGCAACGCCACCAAGTATATTTGGAGAGCCGGACAAAAGGGAGACACAATCGAGGACCTAAAGAAAGCTCGATGGTACATCGATAGAGAAATCCAGCGGTTGGAGAAATCCCATGGGTAAGAGAATTTCTAAAAGGGCCCGTCTCGAAATCGCCCTTCTCTACATCCTCGGATACAGGATCAACTTCATTGCTGCCCTCTATGGCGTAAGCCGGGCGATGCCTCAGCGCTGTGCCGGAAGGCATTGGCTCAGGATGCCTCAGCGTGGGAACCGCCATGCCTGACATCACCTTCGTCGGAGAAGCCTATGGAGAAAGAGAGGAGTGGGAGCAGACGCCTTTCGTTGGGCCTGCTGGATACGAGCTTACTAGAATGCTTGAGGAAGCCGGAATACATCGTGCCAACTGTTTCCTCACCAACGTCTTCAATCTGAGACCGCCTGGGAATAAGATCGAAGCCCTTTGTGGAGGTAAAGATGACGCAATCGAAGGATACCCGGTTTACTCCAAGGGGAGATATATCAGACAAGAGTTTCGGAAGGAGCTTGATCGACTTACACGAGAGCTTCTTGATGTCAACTCGAATCTCCTCGTTGCTCTTGGCAATACAGCAACATGGGCTCTCTCCGGACGTACAACTATCTCAAGGTTCCGAGGAACTACTAGCTATTCAACGCACACTGTCAGAGACTTTAAAGTCCTTGCAACGTACCACCCAGCTGTTGTGCTTCGGCAGTGGGAACTCCGACCTACAACTGTCGCAGACCTTATCAAAGCTAAACGAGAGTCTGCCTACCCCGACATCCGAAGGCCAAAGCGAGAGATATGGATCGAACCCACCCTCGAAGACATCTACGAATTTCATCAGAGATACATCAAACCTCCTTGTTCTCTTTCGGTCGATATTGAAACAAGCGGACGACACATTAGTTGTATTGGCCTCGCTCCATCCCAATCAATTGCGCTCGTTATTCCTTTCTACGACCCACGAAGACTTGGAAGCTCTTATTGGCCAACTGCATCGATGGAGGTCGATGCATGGAACTACATTCGACAGGTACTGGGTGATAAACGAATTAGAAAAGTATTTCAAAACGGGGTCTATGACATTGCCTTTCTATGGAGAACCGTAGGAATTCCAACGCTAGGTGCCGAGGACGACACAATGCTCCTTCACCACGCCCTGCAACCGGAAGCGCTCAAGAGCCTGGGATACCTGGGCTCGATCTACACCGACGAAGGGGCCTGGAAACAGATGCGAACTACCCAAACGCTTAAGAGGAATGAATGAAGATCATTGAAACTGACAAGGTCAAGCCCACTTCGTTGAAGCCCATCGAACGAGAATGGGTTTATAACGGTCTTGACTGTTGCGTCACAATGGAGGTCTTAGATGCCCTACTCCCGCAGCTTGATAACCTCACCGCCGCTACCTATTCCTTTTCCCGATCCCTACAGGGGCCTGTATTGGAGATGGGTCTCAGGGGAGTGCGAGTTGATCTCGCCCGAAAGGCAGAGGTTATTGATGATCTCTACGAAAAGCTGGATCGTCTTGAACGACAACTCGACAGAATCGTTCTTGATGG